TTACCTTGCGTCTAATGCTAGAACTCTTTCTAAAAACAAAATGACAACTGCTGGCTTGAAAGGCTTAGAAATGAAATTAATGGATGCCGATGGCACCATAGTAGAACAATGGACATTAGAAAATCCGTTTATTAAGTCTGCTAAGTATGGAGATTTAGACTACAGCAATGATGATCTGAGAACTGTTGAAATGACCATTAGATATGATTGGGCTAGATGCGAGTTCAAGGCCCCATCTGATGGTAAGAATTTTACACCTACTGATGCTGACGCAGGTAAGAAAAAAGCAGACCTTTTTGGCGTTCCCGGCGAAGAATAGGAGAATAAATGACATTTTGGTCAGGCAATGAACTCGAACCACTACGTAAGTTTAGATTTTTAGTCCGATTAGATAATAACAATTATCGAATCGAGGCTAAATCTGTTACTTTGCCTAGTTTTGAAGGAAATCTGCTTGAACATCAGTTAATTAACCATATGGTTAAGCTGCCCGGGATAGGTAAGTGGGGCGATGCTGTTATTACTTTTGTGGCTACAAAAGACTTTTTACAAAGTAAAATTTTAAACTACACTGGGTATAGAAACATCCTACAGCAAGGTAGCACCCTAACAAAGAAGAAAATCTTTAAAGATGATCCAAAGATTGAACTTTTAGATGAAAACGGCAAAGTCATTACAACATGGACTCTATTTAATGCTTTCATTGCATCAATAAACTTTGGTGAATTAGCTTATAGTGATGATGAGTTTGTAGAGGTTGAATTAACTTTAGCAATGGATCACGCAAAAATTGAATAATGACATAAGAGAGGTGAAAATTGTCAAGAAGAAATAATGAAGATAGAATGGGCGGTGCCCCACTGCCAGAACACGCAGACTTGCCACCACAAATCCAACAAGAAAAAACTTTTGACCCGTTGCATTTTGTTGCGCCAACAGAGTTTGTTGACTTACCTTCTCAGGGAAAAGGGTATCCAGCAAATCACCCATTGTGCGATAAGGCTGAAGTAGAAATCAGATACATGACCGCCAAAGATGAGGACATATTGTCTTCACAGACTTTATTAAAAAAAGGTGTTGCACTCGAAAGGTTTTTGCAAAACATTCTTGTTGACAGGAGAATCGACGCAAAAAAATTATTTGTCGCAGATAGGAACGCCATTTTAATTGCAGCCCGAATCTCAGGCTATGGTAATCTATATGAAACGCAGGTTGTTTGCCCGGTTTGTTCGACACAATCAGAGCAAAGTTTCGATCTAAATAATAAGAAAGTTGTTTATTTGAACCTGAATGAAGACTTGGGAATCAAACAAACAAATCCCGGAGTTTTTACAACAAAAATGCCTTATAGTAAATTTAATGTTGAATTTAAGTTGCTTGTGGGTGAAGATGAAATCTATATAGCTAACATGTCAACTGTTCGAAGAAAGAAGAAGATGAATGAAACTATGCTCTCTGATCAATACAAAAGAATGATTGTCTCTATAGAGGGACACACAGATCGAGCAGTTATTGAGCGCTATGTAGACGCTATGCCTACGATTGACTCTAGACATTTAAGAGCATGTTATAAATCAACAGCGCCAAATGTTCAAATTATAGAGGATTTTAGTTGCCACTCCTGCGGCCATGAGCAAGAGATGGAGGTTCCGTTCGGCGCGGACTTTTTTTGGCCTGACCGATAAATACATTGAATCAACATATGAACAGTTTTTTCAACTTAAGCACTTTGGGGGCTGGTCATTTACTGAAATGTATAACTTGCCTGTTGGTTTAAGACTATGGTGGCTTGACCGTCTTAGAAAACATTTTGAAGAAGAGAAAAAACAAATAGAAAAAGCTCAAAGAAAGGGCAGAAGATAGTTTCACCCTTTTGTGGGCATTTTTTTATTCAAACTATTTACTTTTGATTGGAGGACCTGTTATGGACAACAAAAAACAACTTTTACAAGAGTCTTGGTATGAAACACTCGGAAATTGGAGCAAGACCCTGTTAAAATATATGTATGGAAAAGATGTTAAACAGGTTGCAACATTGGACGCTGGGTCTCTTGGATATATTGAAGAGGGCGAAGAAAATGAAGGCGAAGGCAGAAAGTTTATAATTAGAGGAAAATATAAGGATGTTAAGGCTTATTCAAAGGCTATCGTTGCTGAAAAGAATTATTTAGATGCCTATGTTGAATTTGGCGAAGATCACCCGCAAACTGTCAAAGCAAAAGCTCGTTTGGATGTTGCAAGTAAAGAATTTGAAACCACAACCGGTTTGAAATGGCCATTCACTGATGAGGTATAGTAAATGGCTGATGAAGTAAAAACCATAGAACAATTAAAAAAACAAGTCGCGCAACTTGAAAAAGAAGTTAAGATTCTTCGGGACACCGAGGGAAAATCGTCAGTTGCCGATTTAGAGTCAATGGTAGCGAATAAAGAAAAACTACTACAGATTGAGATGGAAATTTCAAAGGCATTTGGTGACACAAAAGCACAAATGGAACAGGCAGCAAAGCTTTTAAAATTAATGGGTGATACAAGTCCAGATGCCTATTCGCCGGAAAAAGTAAAAGAATATGCCGATGCAATTGGTGTTTCTACAGAAGAGATGCTTAGGCTGGTTAACCAACAAAAAGAACTTGGCGAAACTGGGATGGAAGCCTATGACATGATGAGAAGCGGGTCTGAGGATGTTGCATCCAAAATGGGACTTGTCTCAAAAAGAGCCGACTCTATAGTCGGCGGAATTTTAAAGGTTGGAAAATTAGCTCAAGACCCTAAAGGTCTCAAGGGAATGGCTTTGGCTTTAAAAGCTACGTTTAACCCTCTTCGGATCGCCTCTAGTTTGCTTTTAAAAGTGGTTGAGTCCACGTTCGCAGCAGTTATGGCAGCAGATAATGCAACCGCTGCTTTTGCAAAACAGACCGGAATGGGCAGGATTCACACCGCAGGAATCATGAGATTAGGAACCGAGCACAGGAACTTGGGGATCTCTGTTGAAGATTCTGGAAAGGCATTCGTAGCAGCAACAGCACAAATCGGCGGATTTAATAGCATGTCTGAGGCCTCACAGCAAAAACTGACCCTGTTAGCTGCTGGTTTTGATAAGATTGGAGTGGGTGCTGAGGTAGGACTAGAGATGGTTGAAGAATTTCGTAAAGGACTGGGTGTTACTGCGGATGAAGCGTCAGACATGACCAGAGATTTAGCCCTTACAGCGAAAGGGCTTGGTGTGTCTATGGGTAAATTTGTGAAAGGATTCAAGGCGGCAAATAAAGTCTTAGCTGTTTATGGAAAAACGGCACCGAAGATTTTTGGTAATGTCGCAGCAGCAGCAAGAGCAGCAGGAGTTGAAACAGAGGCTTTACTTGGTTTAGCAGGGAAGTTCGACACGTTCTCAGATGCTGCTGAAACCACTGGAAAATTAAACGCGATCTTAGGAACACAGATGTCAGCTATGGACTTGTTGACAATGAAAGAAGACGAGAGAATAGAGCACCTAATAAAGAGTATGCAAGCATCAGGCAAACAATTTAGCCAAATGGATCGTTTTACACAAAAAGCAGTCGCCCAAGCCGCCGGCATAAGCGACATGGCTCAAGCAAATAAGATCTTTGGAATGTCATTTAGGGATTATAAAAAGCACCAAAGAGATATGGCCGCGCAAGAAAAAAGCCAAGAAGAAATGAACAAAAGAATGAAAGATGCAATGACAATCGTAGAGGAACTCAAAGCAATCATGGCTGAATTTGTAATTAAGGGGATTGGTCCACATGTTGACACAATAAAAGATTTTGTGGCTGCATTTGGTAAACTGGTTCACAACTTAATGAGTGGGAATGCGCCAATGTTGGCAACCATTCTGGCTCTGTCTGGCATTGGCCTAGTTTTGTCTCCATTGATTGGCTTGTTGAAATTTTTTGGTCTAGGCATGGGCGGAGTTGGCAAAATGATCGGTAGGTTTGTTGGCTTTCTTGGTGCTAAAGCTGCTGCATTGTTTGGGGTCACTGTAGCACAAGATAACGCAAATCGCTCACAAAGAATGGGCAGTAGAATGTCTATTGTTCAGGCAAAATCTATGCAGTTGCTAGGCAAGGCAGTAATGTTTATAGGAATTGGAATTGGTATTGCCGCTGCTGGAATTGCCCTGTTTGTTAGAGAATTTGGAAAATTATCAATTGGCAAGATGGCTATGACTGCGGTAGTGATAGGTCTTATGGGTGTTGGCTTTTTCTTCTTAGCAAAAGGGTTATTGGCCGCAACAGTTCCAGCCGCCGGATTTGCAGTAGCAGTCACAGCGATTGGAGTAGCGATTGGGATTGTTTTTGCCTCAATGTCGCTATTTATAGGGCAACTAGCTTCTGTTATCGAACAATTGGTGTTATTATCTGCTAATGGAATGGGCGCCGTTGGTGTTTTATTTGGGATTGCAGCAGCGACTTTGGCACTAGCCTTTGCTGTTAAGTTTTTAGCAAACCCAATGGCAATGATTGGGATGTACTTGTTATTACAAGTTATGCAAGAAATGACAGCGCAAGCAGAAGCGCAAGCAAGAATGGCAGAGGCGGCTAGTGCCGGCGTTACTGCCATGGGAGACTTAGCATCAAACATGGGAGAACAAACCGAGGCAATTTCAGCACTAGCGTTTGCAGATTTCTTTTCGGTCTTTACCGGGCTATATTTTGGCATTAGGTCCTTTATGTCAGCGTTAGATTTAGATTCAGAACAGGGAGTTCAGGTTTCTCACACATTAGAAAACTTGGCCCTTATTGCTACCGGAAAAAGCGCCCGAACAATAGATGGTGGACTGGGCGGCGCTATCATTAATGCAATAAATAGGCTGGGCCAATCTCGACAAAAGCAGACAATTCGAGTTGAAGTGGATAAAGACGCAATTGAGAAAATGATGAGAGATGGCTACTTTGAGCTAGAATCAGAATAGGAGAAACAAAATGACAGTTCCAAAATTACCATTATCAACTATAGGAAGCATCAGTGGTTATGCCGGTGGTAAAGAAGCAAGATTAATTATAACCAGTGTTCTGTTTGACGGCCACACTGTTGAATTTCCGGCCTTTTTGACAGACATGTCGAATAATTTTACTTCAACGTGGAACACTGAAAATGTTTTTGGGCGTAATGATCCAATTGGAATTTTTCAAGGAACAGTTAGGGTTGTAAATTTAGGATTTACAGTTGTGGGACCCACACAAACCGAAGCTATTAATAACTTAAAAAAATTAGATGTTCTAGCCTCTTTTTTATATCCATCCTATAAGTTGAACCCCGGAACAGCTTATGCCACTGATTCTGGGATTTCTAGTGACACAATTTCAACTGCGACATCTCACATGCACGGGTCACCACTAGTTAGAGTAAAATTTGGCTCTTTGATTGATAATAACCTAGGTGACAACGGTGCTTCAGGCTTATTAGGGTGGATTGGTGGTTTGAGTTTGGCACCAAACATGGAGGCAGGAGTTTTTCATAGTGGTGGAGGCCATTACCCAAAGATTTGGGACATTAGTTTTGATCTAAACGTTTTACACGAAAAGACCCCGGGCTACAACCAATTAGGGGGATGGCTAGGAAAAGACTATTTCTTTGGGGCGGCGGAACCTGCAACTATAGACATTCCAGCAGAACTAGCAGAAATAAAAGATAAATTAGCTAGCTATGGCACCGCTGCAACAAAAGTTCTTGATAGAGCAGGGACAGCAATTGAAGACAGAATTAGTTCTGCCACAGAAACAATAAAAGGATTTTTAGGTAGCGGAGACGACTAATAGGATAAAACAATGTCAAGAAATAAAACAAAAAAAGCAGTTAACAGAAACCAACAATACAAAGACGTTTTTGAATCAAGGGGTGTTGAAAAAATAGAACAGTTCAGAACACCAGTTTTAAAGCCGGTTCCAGATTCTATCTCAACCTTTGATTATGTTTGGAAAAATGGAGATAAATTTTGGTTATTGGCTCATAAAATCTTTGGTGATAGGAAATTGTGGTACATTATTGCACAACTTAATAACAAACCAACAGAATCCCATGTTGAGGTTGGAGAAACAATCAAGATTCCTTATGACATCAACGAGGCATTGCAGGAGATCAAAAAATGAGCACTTATAATATAAATTATTTTAAGAAATTATTTTTTGAGAATAACTATATTGGTGAGGTTACAAGTAGAACGAACGCCTCAAGAAGCACCAAGAATGCTTTACATAGCAAAAAGAACACATCATTTTGGTTTGGAAATCCCATGATTTTTTCCGGTGGAACCATAGGGGATGACCGTAGGAGAAGTAGTTTTTGGGATGGTGGTCAGATTGGGACTATTTATCGACGGGGTTCTAGAATTTGGTACACTAATGGCATGGATACTGATTTTGGCGCCATGTTCATCAGAAAAGCTCAAGAAGCAAAATATTCTTATTTAAGAGGATATGGCGAAGATTTTTTTTGGTTAGTAGTCTTAATGAATCAATTTCAACAGGTTGCACAGGATTGGATGGGCGAAGAGCACTATCTCTCTTGGAAAGGCATAGACTTTAATAAAAACGTGGAATATTCTGAATATGGACAGGGACCGTGGGACAAGACCATGTATAATATTTACATTGCCTTTTCTGACATAACCGGGCAAGAAGATGGAAAAACCATGTTTGAAACTATGGAAGAGGTAATTGAAAACGGGTGGGAAAAATCTAAAGTACCATGGGCCTCTTCATTTAATAAGATTAACAACAAAGATAGTTTCATAGAGTGGTTTAATAAATTTTTTCCATCTTACGACCTTGATAGCGGTGGACTTGATTTTAGCAAAGTAGCTAAAGCCAAAAGGAGTGACTTGGGTGTTTATGACTTTCTTGATGAAAAAATTCAAAAAGGTGCATGGGCTCACAAAACTGCTATTGACGGTGGAGAGAGAATCGGATATAGCAGAAATTACGGGGGAGTGGTGCTGGAGGGAACAGCACAGACATGGTTTCCCTATAATAAGGGAAAAGACAGAGATATATATCTCGGCATGATTGCTTCAGTGGCAGAAACTGCTTGGAGAGAGGCAGGTCATTGGGACAAACGAAACGCAAAATTGATTATTTCAAAGGTAATGGGAGATTCTTATACAGGTGAAAGTTCTAGTGAGTTTAAGCGCGTTCATGAGGAAATAACTAGACTATTTCAACAAACAATAGTCTGGGGTGAAGCAGGTGAACCACCAGCAGATTTGCAAAAACCAAACAACTGGAAGCCTGACATTTACAGAAAAGCGATGAGAATTATCCGTAGGGGATTGTGGCTAACTCCGTAT